GAGAACTACTCTTACTTTTGTGGGTTTAGATTCAGGTGCTAGAATAACTATTCCATTAACAATAACAAAAACTAACGTATAATGAGTTTTAAAGCTTTTTCATCTACAGACATAGTTGTAAGTAGCGATGCTATAACTGGACCAGCTTGGTCAACAGGTAATCCTACTTTAACTAATTTTTTCACTTCGTCCATTCAAAAGAATGGATCTTCTGGAGATTTTTACATGAGTGTATATCAAGTTGATCCTGCATTATCTGCTTCATTAGCAGATGTTCAATTTGATATAGCATATGCTGATAAAAAAGGAAGTGGTTCAGTTTATTATAATTCAGGTGTAACAGGTAAAACTCCCACTTTAACTAATTTTGGGCAATATAGAGCATTGGTATTAGAAGATGAAAACGCCAATTTTATTTTTGGTAGTGGTACTAATACTTTAACAGCCGAAAATTTCTACGCAATTTCCGTAGAAAGAGCAAGATATAAAGAATCTTTATTTCCCGAAACCTTTAACTTAAATTTATCTGGATCTGGAGGATTTAAGAAAATTCATCTTACTAATGATTCTAAGGATATTTTAGTAAACACTTTTCTTGGTTCTACTAGGGTACTTCAAGTAGTGTCTGGATCTAATGGTAAAGCCGTAGGTACAGATGGATTTGTTGCTAATAGTGGATCATATGGATTATTCCTACCAGATATAGGAACTATATTATTAAATCCTAATGCCATATCCCAATCAATTCATGTTGCCGCTAATAGAACCAATAATTCTGATGGTTTAAATAATCAAACTCTTTATGATGCAATTAGATTAGGTGGTAATTTTCAACTTAATTCTCAGGAAACTATTACATCTGATTTTGTTTTTGCTAGACTGGGGAATGGGGAATTTAACTATTCAGAAAACCCTTCATTTATATCGGGCTCAACTGGAGAATTAGTTTACAGTAACTTTATTAATCAACCCCAAGTATATATCACTACAATTGGAATGTATAATGCTGCAAATGAACTATTAGCTACAGCTAAATTATCTAGACCTCTTTTAAAGGACTTCACTAAAGAAGCACTAATTAGGGTTAAATTAGACTTTTAAAGTGAATGAGTTCGTTCAAACAATTCAATTCAAAGGATGTAGTAATATCACCCTTTAAAGTTAATAAAAGTTTTACTTTTAGGGGGGCTTCACAGTTTACAGGTTCTAACGTAGGAATAGATAGATTTATTGCTAAAAATTCTCCTTCTACTAATACAATTTTATCAGAACCTGTAACAGGTCAGATATCATCTATTCCTGAAAGATTATTATATGATTCTATAAAACAATTATATTATTCTAATTTTTTATTAGATTCATCTGGTAGCATTGCTACTACTGCTTCTTTTAATAATGATGGAACTATAACGAATTCTAGACGCACAACTAATTATTATAATTACTTATCATCAGATTTAGTACCTAGAAGAGAATTTCCCACACAATCAAATGCTAGAATAGGAGTAATATCTATACCATCTAAATTATTTGGTGAATATATTAAACCTAATACCTTCAGATATGAAGAAGATACTACTATAATGACAGATGATGGTGAGGGAAATTTATTTGATCAGGATGGGAACCAGTTAGGTAATATTATATATGAACATGGTGTTATTGTAGTAACGGTAGAAAGTGAAGATGCATATGACTCTCTGTATGGTACAGCCATATATGGTACTGATTTATATGGGGTATCTCCAGGGTTTGATGCATTTATGACGGGCTCAAAAGTTACTTGTTCATTTGAAAGTACTTTAACTTTAAATGAAGTACAGTATGCTGCTCGTATTAGTGAAAATGAATTTGGATACTCTTTAAACCCTACCTTAATATCAGGGAGTAATATTAATAGTAACACTTATTATGATTTTGCTACAGGTTCATTTTTCCAACCCTACATCACTACAGTAGGAATGTATAATAACAATTATGATTTATTAGCTACAGCAAAACTGGCTAGACCTCTCCCGGTTTCGCAGTTTACTGATACAACAATAATGGTTAATTTAGATATGTTTTAATGAATTGGATTTACAAAGGAAAAGAAATAATAGATATTTCTCATTTTCCAGAAAACACTTTTGGTTTTATTTATGAAGTAACTCATGTACCATCAGGTAAGAAGTATATTGGTAAAAAACAATTATTTTTTAATAAAAAACTTCCACCTCTTAAGGGGTATAAAAGATGGAGAAAAGTAGTTAAAGAAGGTAATTGGAAAACGTATTTTGGTTCTCATGATTACATAAAAGAACTAATTAAAGAAAACAAACAAGAAGAATTTAAACGTGAAATTATACAAATTTGCTATAGTAAAAAAGAACTTACATATAGTGAAACAAAATTTCAAATGATGTTTGAAGTCCTAGAAAATCCTTCGTATATTAATAGCAACATACTGGGGAAATTCTTTAGATCTGATCTAGAGAATTATAAAGACTAATATGATAAATGATTTGTTAGTAAATTTAGCCAACTCCGTATTAGGAGGAGGTAGAAAAACTGCGCGGGGTAATTATGCTTATACTTGTCCCTTCTGTAACCACCATAAACCTAAACTGGAGATTAACTTTACAGTTAATAAAAAAGGACTTAATCCTTGGAACTGTTGGGTATGCAATACTAAAGGAAGTAGATTAATTACATTATTTAAAAAAGTTAATGCTGATAATTCTAAATTACAGGAATTAAAGTCATTAGTTAAAGTATATGATTATGAAGATAAACACGGTGTGCCTGCAGATACTCTATATTTACCTAAGGAGTATAGTAGTATATTAAATAATAATGATATCATAGCTAAACATGCATATTCCTACCTTAAACGTAGGGGACTAACTGATAATGATATTATAAAATATAATATAGGGTATTGCGAAAATGGTCTATATGCTAAGATGGTAATTATCCCATCTTATGATATTAATGGTAATTTAAATTATTTTACAGCTAGATCATTTGAAAAAGATCCCTATATAAAGTATAGAAACCCCAGCTGGTCAAGGGACATTATACCTTTTGAATTTTTTATAAACTGGAATCTTCCTATTATATTATGCGAAGGTCCCTTTGATGCTATTAGTATTAAACGTAATGCTATTCCTTTATTGGGGAAAAATATTCAAAAATCTTTAATGAAGAAGATAGTATCTTCTACAGTTGAAAAGATTTATTTAGCATTAGATACTGATGCTATGACAAGAGCTTTAGAATTCGCTGAAGAATTTCTAAATGTAGGTAAAAAAGTTTACCTTGTGGAATTAAAAGATAAAGATCCTAGTGAAATGGGTTTTATTGATTTTACTAAATTAGTTCAAACTTCTAAGAAGTTAACTTATGAAAACCTATTTGAAAAAAAATTATCTTTAATATGAAAAGAAATGTAAAGAAATCCTACAATAGGATAATTGAAATATCTCCGGATTCTAAACAAATAACTTTACCTGATGCGAGGTATTATAGAAGAAATGGTGAATATTATCCCTCTATAACTTATGTACTAAGTCACTATCCTAAAGGTAAATTCTTTGAAGATTGGCTTAAAAAAGTGGGATACTCTGCTGACTTTATAGTTAAAAAAGCAGGGGAGGAAGGTACACAAGTTCATGAAATGATTGAACAATACCTGAATGGTAAAGAACTTAATTTCTTAAGTGAATATGGCAACCCTCAATATCACCCAGATGTGTGGCAAATGTTTTTACGTTTTGTTGAATGGTGGGAAGAATATAAACCTACATTAATTGAAACTGAAGTTCATTTATTTTCAGATGAATTAAAAGTAGCTGGTACTTGTGATATGGTTTGTGAAATAGATGGTGAAATTTGGATTGTAGATTTTAAAACATCTAATAATCTTCAAACGGTTTATGATTTACAAACGGCTGTATATGGTAAGTGTTATGAGGAATGTTATGGTAAAACCCCTCAAAGATATGGGATATTATGGCTTAAATCATCTAAAAGAAAACCTGCCAAAGGTAAAATGCAAGGTAAAGGGTGGGAAATGTATGAATCCAAAAGAACCCAAGAAGAAAATCTTGATATTTTCTTAACTGTTAAAAAATTATTTGATTTAGAGAATCCAAAACATTCACCTATTTTTACAGAATTTAAAACTACAGTCAAAAGAGAGTTGTAATATTTATAATAATGATATCATTAGTACAACTTTTAAGGGAACAAACAGGTAAACCTAAAGCCATTATTTTAGCGGGTGCCCCTGGCGCTGGAAAAGGATCCATCTTAAAGGATCTTGATTTGGGAGGACTTAAAATACTTAATATAGATAATATTTTTATTAAAAATCTTAAACAAGCTAATGTTAGTTTAGATTTAAAAAATGCTACACCTGAAGAAAGAGTTGAACAAGCTAAACAAATGGCCGCGGCCAATAAAGAATTTAAAGGTGAATTACAAGGTGTAATAGATGGTAAACAATCATTTATATTGGATGGTACTGCTGCTTCATATAATAAAACTGCAGAGTTAAAACAAGAATTAGAAGAGGCAGGATATAACATAATGATGCTTTATGTTTATACTGATTTAGAACGCTCCCTAAAACAAAATGAAAAACGATTTGAAAAATCAGGAGGTGAGGATAGAAGTTTACCTCC